AACAAACGAGAAAAAAGGTGCTTTATTAATATTAAAACTAATAAATACTGAAGTTAGTTTAATTATTCAAGTATTAAATTACATTATACAAAATATTCAAGAACTTTTAAACAAGTTAAATACTTTACTTTTAAATTTAGAGGCTTGTAAAGCAGTACAAGGATCTGATGTTGTTAATAATTTAACAAATACTACTAAAGATTTACAAACTTTACAAAATGAATTACAGTCTTATGTAAATATGGTAAGTAGCAATCCTGTAAATAATCCTGAAGTTTCTACTTTTGGTCCTTACACTATTGTAATAGAAAAGGAACAAGTAACTGATCCTCAAATAACAAATCTTAGAAGGAGAGGAGTTGCTTTAGATAAAAATGGTAGTATAGTTGCACAATCCCAACTTACTTTTGCTACTGATAATAATGTAATAATACAAGAAACGGAGTTAAATTTAATATCTCAAGGATTAGTTACTCCTCCTACTAATACTATAAATGCTGATGATCAAGCTATAATCAATCAATCACTGTCTTATTTGAATGTAAATGATGTTGTTTTAAATAATTTTACAGTACCTACTCCTCTAATAGATTCTCCTAATAATACAAATGAAAATGATGGATTAGGATTGAATGCATTCTTAAACAATCTACCTGGAGGAAAATCTATGAGACAGAGAAGTAACTCTGCAAATAAATCCTATCAACAAAATATACAAAGTCAAATACAACAAGAGGGAATAACAAATTCAACAATATCAATTTAAAAATATATAAACAAAATATTTATAAAAGATGGCAAAATTAGATGCATTTAGAAAATTAATTAGGGAAGAAGTGAGATCTGTTTTTCAAGAAGAGCTTTCAAGTATTTTAAAAGAAGCTATCAGTAGTAATAAAGGTGGAAATACTGTGATTAATGAAGCCCGTAGTACGGTAAATACAACAGTACCTTTAACTTTAAATACTCAACAATCCCATAAAAGAGTTGCTCCTAATTTAGGATTTAATAATCCTTTAAATAGTTTGCTTCAAGAGACTGCTCAAAGTATGACTGATAAAGATTTAGAAGGTTTAGGATTAGAGGGAGCTTCTTATGAAACTCCTATAGTAGAATCAGTAAATGGAATGTTTGACACTGCTAGAAAAGCAGGTAGTTTAGAAGCTGTTGAAATAAATGCAGTACCAGATTTTAGCCATATAATGAATAAGATGCTGTCTACTGGGGAAATTAGATAAACTAAATGGCATATAATTTAAGAAATATAAATACGCTAGATTTAATGCCTTCTACAGGTGTTGGAGTAGCATTGCCATTTTCAAATCAATCTGCTTTTAGAACAGTTTATAATACTACTGAACAAATAAAATACAATATTATAAATTTCTTACTTACAAACCCAAGAGAAAGAGTTTTTAATCCAACTTTCGGTGCTGGGATAAGAAACAAATTATTTGAACAAATAAGTACTAAAACATTTGATGATATAGAAGCTCAATTAACAGTAGGAATCCAACAAAATTTTCCCAATGTTACAATTAGCAACCTTTCTGTAACATCAAATCCGGATAATAACATAGTTTTCATAAGTTTTACCTATACCATAAAAAATACAGGACAATCTGACAATATAATAGTAAGTATAAATGGCTAATAAAAATATATCATATTTAAATAAAGATTTTAATACTTTTAAACAGGATTTAATAGAGTATGCAAAAGCTTATTATCCTACTGCTTACAATGATTTTTCAAACTCATCCCCAGGAACCATGTTTATTGACATGGCTTCTTATGTAGGAGACGTACTTTCATTTTATTTAGATAATCAAATACAAGAAACTTTCTTAGAATACGCTAAACAAACAAATAACTTATACAGTTTAGCTTATATGTTAGGATATAGACCTAAAGTAAGCTCTGCAGCTGTAGTAAATTTAGATATTTATCAACAGATTCCTTCAGTAGGTATTAATTATCAACCTGATTTTACTTATGCTATGGTTTTGCAAGAAGGTACTCAGGTAAGATCAAACATAAATTCTTCAAATTATTTTTACTGTCCTAATAAAATAGATTTTACTCTATCCTCTTCTTTCAATCCTACAGATATTTCAGTATACAGTACTTTTATTGATCCTTCTGGAAATCCTCAACCTAGTACTTATTTACTTAAAAAATCTACTCAAGCTATATCAGGTCAAGTAAAAACAACTTCTGTTACTTTTGGAAGTTCTCAACCTTTTGCTACAACTACTATAACTGATAACAATATTATAGAAATAATAAGTGTTTATGATAGTAATGGTAATATTTGGTATGAAGTTCCTTATTTAGCTCAAAATTATATATTAGAACCTGTAGAAAATACTGCAGCTAATTATCCTAGTTTATATCAACAAGCTAATCAAGTACCTTATATTTTACAACAAATAGATGTACCTAGAAGATTTGTATCTAGGTTTACTTCTCCTACTACTTTAGAATTAGAATTTGGAGCAGGTATTACCCCTACAGGTTCAGTTCCTAATCCATATAATGTTGGATTTGGTACCTCTAATGCAATAAGCTTATTAAATACCGCATTTGATCCTACTATTTTTGTATCTAATTTTTCTTATGGATTAGCTCCTTCAAATACAACTTTAACAATAACTTATTTAGCTGGAGGGGGAGCTTCTGCAAATGTACAAACAAACGAATTAACTTATCTAAGTTCTGTTAATGCTACTTTTGTACAATCTGGTAATCCTGCAACTCAAAATCAAATATTATCTTCTATAGCAGTTAATAATAGTTTACCTGCAGAAGGTGGAGGTGATGGAGATACAGCAGATCAGTTAAGACAAAATACATTAGCTGCTTTTCCAACTCAAATGAGAGCAGTAACTCAACAAGATTATGTAGGATTTGCATTAGGAATGCCTGCTAAATTTGGTCAAGTATCTAAAGCATATGTGACTAAAGATAGTGCAGTATTTTCTCAATATTTAGCAAATGAACCTGGGGAATTTGACCCTTTAGCAACTTCTTTATATGTATTGGGATATGATACTTTAGGTAATTTAGCTACTCCTCAAACAGCCCTTTTACAGAATTTACAAACTTACATAAGTAATTATAGGAGTTTGACTGATACTATATTAATAAAACCCGCTTTTATAATTAATATACAAGTTAATTTTGATGTAGTATTGAATCCTAACTATACTTCTCTTCAAGTAATAGGAAATTGTATATCAGTATTACAAGATTATTTTAATATAGATAAATGGCAAATAAATCAGCCTATTATTTTATCTAATATTTATTCATTATTGGATTCTGTAGCTGGAGTACAAACAGTTAAGGCTTTAAATATAACTAATATTTCAGGGGAACAAGCAGGTTATTCAATATATAGTTATGATATACCCGGAGCAACTTTGAACGGAGTTATATATCCTTCTTTAGATCCTAGTATATTTGCAGTTCAGTACCCTAATATAGATATACAAGGTAGATCAGTTGCATTTTAATATTATAAATTGATAAAAAATGGCAGTATATCAAATATTTGCATCTGCAGATGCTTCAATTTACTCACTATCTCCAACACAAAACGCTGGTAGAGACCCTATTTTAGAAGTATCTGTATTGAGTTCTTCTCCTCAGAATACAACAACAGGCTCTGATATAAGAAGATCTTTAATACAATTTTCTTCTGCAGATTTAAATACTCTATATTCTTTTGCTTCTCAATCCATAAGCGGATCTTGGAACGCTAATTTAAACTTATATTTAGCTAGTGCACAAAATTTAAATACTACCTATTCTTTATATGCCTATCCTGTAACTAGTTCTTGGGTAATGGGAACAGGTCAATACAATCAAACCCCTATTTCTGAAAATGGAGTTTGTTGGAGTTATACAGGACCTTATAGTGCATCCAATTCTTGGGGAACCCAAGGAGGAGATTTTACTACATCTGTAACAGCTAGTCAATATTTTGATTACATGTCAAATAAAGACATCAATATGGATGTTACTAATATAGTAAATGCATGGTTTTCAGGATCTATACCAAATGATGGGATTATATTAAAACATCCCTCTTCTATAGAAAATAATTCTAATTCTTTTATAGGATTAAATTTTTTTTCAGTAGATACCCATACAATATACCCCCCAAATATACAATTTAAATGGGCAGATTCCTATTATTTTCCTCAAGGAACAAATTATGTATTAAATGATCAGATAACAGTAACATTGTCTAATAATCCTGGAATATTATCTCAAAACCAATCTTATAAAATGAGAACAGCAGTGAGATATACATATCCACCTAGACAATTTACTACTCAATCTATCTATACAATGCCTTTGTACTTACCTGAAAATACTTGTTGGGCACTACAAGATGTAAAAACAGAGGAGTTCGTTATAAATTTTGACCCTATTTACACAAAACTAAGTGCAGATAGTGTAAGTAATTATTTTAATTTATACACAAATGGTTTGGAAATTAACAGATTTTATCGTATATTAATACAGACAAACATATATTCAACTACGTATGGGCCTCTTTCAGTATATGATAATGATCAAGCAATATACAATGCATTGGCTACTTACGGAAGCGGAAGTTTAGCTTTACTTCCAACTGAGCAAGTAATATATACTGGTCAAAATTTAACTTTTAAGGTAGTATCTTATTGATAATATGGAACAACAAGTTAATTTAATAAAAGAAGTTTACGGTTATAACACTTATACAAAGGTTATAAATACTTCTTTTAGTGAATTATATACTCCAATAACTGGATCAACTGTCCCTACAACTATAACTGTAGAGCAATTTTTTGATTATTATAATCAACTATTTTTTGATATTCCTGCAACTGGAGATGTTAATTCTCACACTTATCTTATCAAACAAAGTACTGCATATGTTGGAGGAAGTGTGCTGAGTGATAATGAACAAGCTTACATTGCTGAAATAAATTCTTTAAGACAGCAATTATTAGAAGCAAATCAAAATTATATAAGTTTAGGAACTGTTACAGGATAATATGGCAGATATAGTACAAATTCAATATATAGGATCAAATGGCTCTTATCAAGATTATTCTAGTACAGACGTATCCTTAATAAGTAATACAAATATAACCCCTGTATTTGGAAATCCTGGGGATTATATTGAATATTTTATAAAAGATATAAACGGTAATGTACTTAGTAGTAATTATTATAATTCAAATTATTCAATAGGTAGTGAAGTTGGCCCAACAAACGGAACTACTAGCAAAATAACTTTAGATCCTGAAACTGACGTAAGAAATGCAGGATATGATAGAGGATCAACAATAGTTAAATATAATTTTTTAACTACTCAAATAGCATCTGCCCCTAATCCAACTCAAAATTTTTGGATTGAACAGATATCTAATTCAAGAACTGAAATAAAAGTAACCAGACAAGACTTATCTACTACAGATTTGTCTAATGCTTTTAATCAATTTAATTCTTTACTATCAGTAAACAATTTTTATCCTGATTTTTATTTAAATTTTGGTCAAGATAAACAAGTAATAGCTGTAAATGCAGTTTTTGTAGAGGATAATAATGGAGATGGTCATATTATTTTTAAATTATATGAGCCACTTCCCTCTGAATTTAATATAAAAGATACTTTTTGGGTTGTAACTAAGATAGCTGATCCTGCAGAGTTTAGTGTGACCATTAATGCAGAACCAGAATCAACACAAAATACAAATTTATTAAGAGGCCCAAACTATAAAGTAGATATAAAGAAAACTATATCCCAAGTAACTCCTTATTTTAATTACAATACTTTATTTACTACTTCAGTAACATCATCTTATCAGCAATTGCAATCAATGATGGATGATAATAGTATAAGTATTAATGTTGATTATACTAATTTTTCAAATTTTATACATTTTTCTTCTGCTACAGAAAGATTAGAGAATTTTGTATATAAATTACAATTAATAGAGTCTTCTTCAGCAGGATTAGCAGCTAATAACACTACTTCTGCTCAACTACAATTACAAAATTTAATAGATTCAACTATACAAAAGTTTGACGGGTATGAATATTATTTATATTTTTCATCAGAATCTTTTGCATGGCCTAAATCAAGTGCTACCCAACCTTATACCCTATATTCAGTATCATCTTCCCAATCTCAAAATTGGTTAGGTAGCCCAACAACAGTACCTTCAGTAGGAACCGCTAGTTTATATTACTCTTCTTCACTATATGATAGTAATAACCCAGATTTATTACAATATGCATCTCCATCTTATGTTTTAGATGATGATAGGAATTTACCTTATCTGACTTTTTTAAATATGATTGGACAACATTTTGATAATATTTGGATATATTTAAAAGATGTTACGAATAGATATTCAGCAGAGAATAATCCAAACATTGGTATATCAATGGATCAAGTTGGAGATGCTTTAAAAAGTTTAGGATTTAATCTATATACTAATACTAGCATATCTGATAATATTTATCATTCGTTATTTGGTATAAATCCTGATGGTAGTTTATTACCTCCTACTGGATCTGAAATTATTAAAACTTATGTTACAGCAAGTGTTCCTACCTTACCTGCACAACAAATAACTGATCAGGTATATAAAAGACTTTATCATAATTTAATTTATTTATTAAAAACAAAAGGAACAGAAAGAGGAGTAAGAGCTTTAATAGCAACTTACGGTATTCCTAATAATATATTACATGTAAATGAGTTTGGTGGATATGATATAGGTACTATATCTGGTATACAAGGAATAAATAATAATAAAGTACTAACTTCTAGTATAAACACTATAAATAGTACTGTATTATCTCCAAATACTACTATACAATATTATAATAATAATACTCAAAAGAGCTCTATAGATTTAGAAATAGGATTTTCTCCTTCTGATTTTATAAATGCAAACATAACATCTTCTGGATTAGTAACTTCTTCTGCTCAACCAGGTTATTTTAATATAATGCAGTATATTGGGGATCCTAATCTTCAATATTCTAGTAGTTATGTTCCTTTAGATACTTTAAAAAATACTTATTTTACTGCTAATTATACAACTGGAAATAACGTTTGGGACTATATAAGAGTAATAAAATATTACAACAATTCTTTATTTAAAACCTTATCTGATTTTGTACCTGCTAGGTCTAGTATGACTTCTGGTATAATATTAAAATCTCATATACTAGAAAGAAATAAATATCCTAGACATGAGCCTACCGCTACAACAAGTTCTAATTTAGGGGAAATAAGCTCTTCTATGATTTATGGGGATAACGGAGCTAGTATAACAGGATCAACCGCTTATTTAAAAGCAATAAAGTTGCAGTATAATGGTACATCCTCTGCAGCTTTTGTTACTTCTTCTGGAACTATTTATGTAAGTTCTTCTAATAACATTGAACAGTATACTGGTGAATTAAGTGGCACTGAAGTATTTGTAGGGTACAGTTCTAGTTTTGATCAAAATGAGGTATCTAATTACAATTATTATTGGTCTTCTTCAGTTCCTTTAGTTTCAGGTTCTGGTAATATGTTTGTTTCTTATTCTTTAGGAGCATTGTATCAAAACGTTACAGCATCAGTAATTTCTCAACAATTTTTAGAATTAGATTATAATGGATCTCAATTATCACCAACAAACTACGGATTAGTAACGCAATCTTTAAGTCAATCTTTAGTAATAGGCGCAGTAAGCCAAAGCGTACAAAAGTATTCTCAATATGCTCAAATACAAGATTACAACTATAATGCGCATTCTTTAGTAAATTTAAAATATAGTGGTTCAACCCTTTCAGGACAATATTATAATGTTTATACTCCGGGAGATATTACTTTGGGAAATAATCCTGTGATAAATTACTATACTAGCAGATTAGGTTTATTTAGTCAAATAGTTACAAGTTCATATTTTCCAAGTTTATGCAATGCCAAATTAGTTTATTTAGCAGATGTATCTGGGGGACTATATGAATTAAATCAAAATAATATATCTTGGGAAGATATACAAAATACTTTTATATTAGGACAAAATACCACAGTAAAATTATTTAATAATCAACAATATGGTAATCAAAAATCAACTGACGGAGTAAAAAGTATTTACAGTAGTGGTTATTCTTATACTCCAACCTTATATTTTTTAACAGGATCTACAAATGATTCTGCTTTATATTTTTTAGGTACTAGTACAGCAACTACTGCTTTTATAGCTGATAACGGAGGAGCAGGGGGAAGTAATTATTTTATTAGTGGATCACCTAATCCTACATATTCTGCATCTTTAGTACAAACTGCTTATGGTATCGCAAGTAGATCTGGAAGCATATTTAATGTATTTGATACTTTAGTGCAAGGAAATGCAACCAACACAGGATTTACAGTAGGTTCATTAACAGGAGGAACCTTTCCTACTTATAGTGCAGTACAAGCAGGTCAACAAACTTTTACTGTTAATTTACCTATAAATTTACAATTCCCAAGTGCCCAATTAATAGGACCTCAAAGTGGTTCATTTAGTTTTAGTATATTTTATAATACAAATACTTTATTAGGTAGGCAAGCATATAGTTTTACTTCTAGTTACACTCCCGCTTCAACAAATAACGGAACCATAACAACAACTTCTTATCCGGGATATAGTACAATAACTTTAATTGGAACAGTAAATTATTATACTGGACCTTTTTCAGGTTATGCAGGTTCTAATAATACTTCCACAGTAGGAGTTCAATATTATTATAATTCTGCTGGATCAGGGGGAGGTCAAGTGGTAGTTTCTACATCGGGACCGGGATTAAGTGGAATAACTCCTTATAACGGATTAAACGCCATTTCATCAACTTTTATAAGTTCTATAACCTCAGCAACTACTACACCTGCAGTAGACAATAAATCTACTACTTTTAATTTTAATTTTACAACTCCTGCTCAATCTTTTGCTGTAGGAGATAAAGCAGTATTTAGACTTGTACAAGAAAATATGTCTACGGCAAGTTTTACTGCCTCTATTGGAGTAGGATCTCTATCTTTAGGTACAATATCTTTAGGTTCAGGAGGATACCCCTATGCAACAGCAAGTGTAAATGCAGGCGGAGGACCTTTTATAGATTCAATATCAGTATCTAATGTACTATATTACACAAATGCTAGTGATTTAATTTTAGGTCCTAATTTATCTCAGTATGAAGGGTACACTTACATACCTTATTTTACATCAGGATCTACGGTAGTATCTAGTAGCTTATATTCAACTTATGGACCAGTAAATTATCCATTTAATCCACAGGAAGGAGATGCAATAGTATTATCAGATGGATTTAATACACAACTATTAACTGTTTATTCTTCTTCTTTAAGTTCATCTTTAAGCACTGGAGTAACTAAATTGAGAATTACAGTAACCCCTCCAATCATATCATCTTTTCAAAATAATCCTTCTAGCATAAACAGAATGCTAGTTTTAAAAAGATATGATGATGAACAAAATGTGATTTTAAATTTTAATCAAACACCCGGACAAACATCTTATGGATTTTTAATACCTAATAATATAAATCCTACTGTTTTACAAAATATAAACTCATTACAATCTTCTATAATAAATCAATTAGTATTACCATCATAATAAAAAATTAATAAATTATCTATTTATAATAAGAAAAATATAAAATTACATGGCATATTTATCAAATACATCAGTAGTTGTAGATGCTATCCTTACAGATAAGGGTAGACAACTTTTAGCTCAAAACGATGGGTCTTTTCAAATTACCCAATTTTCATTATCAGATGATGAAGTGGATTATGGTTTGTATAACCCTAATCATCCATCAGGATCAGCTTATTACGGAGAAGCTATTCAAAATATGCCTATTATACAAGCATTTCCTGAATCAACGGAAATAATGAAATATAAACTCATTACTCTTCCTAGAGGAACAGCTGCATTACCTACTATAACTATAGGATACTCTACCATTATATTACCTCAAGGATCTTCTATTTCTATTACCCCTCAAACATTAAATTATTTAGGGGCAACTAGTACGTTTGAACAATCAGGATATTCAGTAACTATTGGGGACGTTAGAACAACCTCTGCATTTAACGGAGTGGGAATAAACACTACCGCAGCTACTTCTTTAAATACTCCTACTACTACAATAGGAACAAACGTATCTCAAACTGTAATAGGAACTACAGTAAATATTACAGCAACTACTTTGAATACTTTATTTGGTTCTACTACAACCTTATATACTACTTTAACAGTAGTAGGTAGAGATTCAGGAGCAAGATTATTCGTACCAGTTCAAATAACTAAAGTAACATCATAATAAGATATGTCTTTTACAACCTTAGCATCAACAGATTTTGTAGTTAGTTCAGATTCCATAACAGCACCTGCTTGGAGTTCTAACGTACCTCAATTAACTACTTTTTTTACTGCTTCAGCAGTACCTTCTACAACCATAAGTGCAGGAGCTTTTTATTTGAATGTATATCAAACAGCTAGCACAGCAAATGGTGCAGCAGTTCAGTTTTCTATAGCTTATGGGGACAATAATGGATCTGGTTCTCAATGGTATAATTCATTAGTACCTGGAGCATCACCTTCTAATACTACTTTCTCTCAATATAGAACATTAATATACGGTCCCGAAATAAGCGGAAATCAAGGATTCAATTTTGGTGGACAAGCAACTAATTGTAATAATATTTATGTTATAAATGTAGACAGGAATAGATACAAACAAAGTTTATTTCCGGGAACTTTTAACTTAAGTTTATCCAGTTCAGCAGGTCAAGTTCAATTATGTGATAATAGTAATAATGTATCTACTGTAACTTATTTAGATTGTGGAAGAGTATTCAATATAGTATCTGGTTCATTTGGAAGTGCAGCTAATACAACTAGTGTAGGGCAAATATCTAATGGTTATACTGTATCTGGTTCTTACGGATTATTTTTACCCGATATTGGTACAATAATATTAAACCCTACCGCATTAGCACTTAGTGCAGTTCAAGGAGGTATAGGATTAACTCCTGACACCGCTTCTTATGGAGTATCAGGTAATAGTGTATCATCTTCTTACACCTCTACAAATGCTGCATTAGTGTATCAAGCAATATCTAGAAGCGGTAATTTCCAATTAAATTCTCAGGAAACAGTATCTTCTAATTATATTTTTATAAGAGTTGGTAACGGAGATTATAATTATACTTCAAACCCTACTTTTGTAACAGGATCAGGTAATTTATTGTGGCCTTCTATGGTTTATAGTCCACAAACTTTCCCAACAACTATAGGACTTTATAATAATAATACAGATTTATTAGCAGTTGCTAAATTATCTCAACCTTTAGTTAAAGATTTTACGAAAGAGTGCCTGGTTCGTATAAAATTGGACTGGTGAGGATTAAATTAGACTATTAAAATAAATAAATGAGTAGAGCATCTAACAGTTTATTGATATCTGATGTAATAACTACTCCTATAAAGCTAAAGTATACTTCAAGTTATGCTAGTTCTTCTTTATCTGGGGTAGGAATAACAGTTTGGAGTGGTTCAAACACTCCTTCTGTTGGTATTCAAGATTTTAATCAAAGTTATATAAACTATGTATCTATACGTAATTTATACTATTCTAATTTTTTAACAGGATCTTATTTATCAACTAGTTCTAGCATAGATAATTCTTTACAATCTACAGCAGCTTCTGGCACTTTAGATGCAGATGTTAGGTATTTTCCAACACAATCAGGAGCTACAGTAACTGTTATGTCTATTCCTAGAAGTGTATTTGGGGAAAAAATAAGTAGAAAAAGTTTTAACATAAGTTCTTCTAATTATAATATAGTTGATGATGGGAATGGAAATATTTTAGACTTAGGAGGAGGTTATTATGTGGCTAGTGGATACTTTACACCAGAAGGACCTTTAGGGTACTCTTATCAAGGTAAAACTCAAGTAGGTAATATTATATATGCTCAAGGAATGGTTATAATAACCAATCAAGATTATATAAATATAATACCTTAATAATTATTAATAAGTATATTTATATATAAAATACAATAATGGCATTAGTACTCAGACAAACAAAAGGAGCTGCTTTAACTTTCACAGAGTTAGATGGTAATTTCACATATTTAAGTCAATCTATAGCAACTTCTGGTAACTATTTCACCTTATCAGGAGCTAATGTAACCACTGTTTATGGAGGTTCTTTTTCAGGAGCTGTCACCGCTTCCGCAATATATACCCCAGGAATTGTAATAGGATCTCAAGGTAAATTTAGCCTGTCTGGAAATAATACTACTCCTTTAAATATAATAGGAAATAGTACTTCATCTAATGCATCTCAATTACAAATACAAGGATATACTAATAACAACCAATCTTTATTAATAGGATATAATACAACATCTAGTTATGCTAGTATACAATCTCTTACACAAGGTTCTACCTATAATCCATTGGTTATTAATCCTTCAGGTGGTAATGTTGGGATAAATAAATTCTCACCTTCTGCATCTTTGGATGTTTATGGTAATACTCTTATAACAGGATCTTTAGGAGTAACAGGATCAATATCTTTAGTAGGAAATGAAACCATTATTGGATCTGAAATCATATCAGGAAGTTTAGCTTTTAACCCAACAGGGTATATTCTATTTTCTACTCAAAACGTAGCAGCTTCTGGAAGCGGTCAATCAAGTGCTACTACAGTAGTTGCAGATAATACTTATGTATCTTCTGGAACAGGCGGGGTAATATTACCTTCAATAACACCCGGTAGAGAAATAAGTATAACAAATAATACTTCAAATACCATACAAGTATATCCTTCTAATGGTAGTTCTATAGAAAACTCATCAGTAAACTTTCCCACAGCTTTACCTGCTTATGCTACTATAGCTTTAGCAGCTAAATCCTCTACAAATTGGTGGACAGTAACACCAGTCTATTCAACAGGATCTGGTATAACAATTACTCAATCAGCTAATGGTACAGTAACTTGGGCTTTAAGTAATAGTATTACAGCATCACTGCAAGGCACTGCTTCTTACTCAAATCAATCTTTAAGTGCATCTTATGCTACAACATCTTCTTATTCTTTAGTTGCTAGTAGTTCAAATACTTTAAATTCTTCTAACAACTATGCCATAGGACAATTAACAGCTTCTTCAGCTTTATTTAGTGGTACTATAACAGCTCAAACTTTAGTAGTTCAAACAGTAACTTCTTCTATAGAGTACAGTAGTGGTAGTAATATATTTGGTAATAGTTTATCTAATACTCAAACTTTTACAGGTAGTGTAAATATTACAGGATCTTTAAATGTATCAGGTAGTGGAAATATCACAGGAAACATAACAGCATTAGGATTTTATAATAGTTCAGATATAAATTTAAAAGAAGTATTATCTACTCCAATAGATTTAAATAAATTAAGACAAATAGAAACTCTTTCTTATACCTGGAAAGACAAAATAGATGATAAAGTACATTATGGTCATTCGGCACAGCAGGTAGAAAAATATTATCCCGAATTGGTTATTATAAAAGAAAATGGATATAAATCTTTAAATTATACTGAATTACATACTTTACAAATTGAGTATTTAAAAGGTGAAATACAAAAGTTAAAAGATATAATATCGGATATTACTAATAAATAAAAATGAGTTGGGTAGCATTAGCAACTAATCAAGGAGTATCTTTTAATGATTTACAAGATGCAGTTAATACTTCTGTGTTTACAAGCACTACTTCTTCAATACCCGTATCTAATCAATTAATACAAAAAAGTCAACTGACTACTTATATTAATAATGATACTACTAATGCAGGCTACATAGCAGCTTCTAACAATCAAATATTAGTTAAATCAACAATAACTGCTCCTCCAAACTATACAATTTCATTTCAGTGGAGAATAGCAGCAGGTAGTAGTGGAACTCCTGTAGGTAAAATAGTTTATAGCACTAATTCAGGAACTAGTTGGACAATGGGAAGTACTACTACTTTAGGAACGGGAGGATATTACACTTCAGCTAATCCGTCTAGTATAAGTGTGTCTAATAATTCTTCTTTATGGATAGGAGTTTTGAATTCAAGTGCAGTAAATACACGATTTAACGTTGGAAATGGATTAGCACCTTCTTATGTATATTGTGGCGAATCTTCTCCATATAAATTTACAATAACTTCTTCCACAACAGTGTATTTAAATGTTGTAGATGATGGTTCAGGAACCTTAACTACTTGTTAAAAATAATATAAAATTATGCCATTTTCAAATGTACCATATGTATTAAGCTTAACTAGTGAAACTACTATTTATCAAAAAGAGATAAAATGTAGGGTTTTAGAAAATGATTTTAATTATTCTCAAAATCCTACCGTATTTAAAAATAGAGTATTAATAACAGGATCAGCAGCCTTGCCTTTTTTTGGAGCATATGGTCAAACAAATACTACCGCACAAATAATAGATGGTACTTTAATAGATGCAGTTACAGGATCAAGTTTTATGCCTTATGCAACTACCATAGGATTATATAATGAAACTAATGACCTCTTAGTAGTAGGTAAATTAGCTTCCCCCCACCCAATTCCTCCAAATACTGATGTAACTTTTATAGTTAGATATGACACTTAATACGAAAAAAATTCGTATAATAATAATATTATGAAAAAAAAGGTCAATGTAAGAACTTTAGCAGTAAAAAAAGGATATAGAAGTGGATTAGAAGACAATATGTCTCAATTTCTACAAGAAAAAAACATAGAATTTACCTACGAAAAAGAAAAATTGAAGTTTAAAGAACCTGCAAAAGAAAGAACATACACTCCAGACTTTGTTTTAATTAAAAAAGATGAAACAAAAATGTATATTGAAACAAAAGGTTACTGGCCCGCCTCTGAAAGAAAAAAAATGAAGTGGGTAAAAGAGGATAACCCAAATTTAGATATAAGGATAGTTTTTATGAATCCTAATACAAAAATAACTAAAAAAAGTAAGACTACTTATGCAGATGTAGCAACTAAAATGGGATATAAATGGACTAAATTCTCTAATGACCTGCCTGAAGAATGGTTATCTGAAATAAAATAAACTTTTTACATTACAAAAAAATGCTTATATTGCATCATATTTGATATGATGAATAATAAAAATTTAGTTTTAGGACTTTTAAAAACAATTTTAGGAGATTATAAACCATCTTCTAAAGATAATTATGCATTTCATTGTCCTTTTTGTAATCACCACAAGCCTAAATTAGAAATAAACCCTTCTGAAGGCTTATATAATTGTTGGACTTGTAATCCTGCAACTAAAGGACACAATTTAGTCAGTTTATTAAAGAAATTAAAGGCTAAACCTGAAAAAATAAAGGAAATGCAGATGTATTTTCCTTCTACTGCTCCTAAAAAAATTAAGAAATCTTTTACTTTTGAGACAGTATCTTTGCCTGAAGAGTTCATTTCCCTATCTAAGGATTGTGAAAAAGACGAATTATATAAAAAAGTAACAGATTACTTAAAAGGAAGGGATATAAGCTATTCTGACATATTAAAATATAATATAGGATATTGTAAAGAAGGTAAATATAAAAACTCTATTATAATACCCTCTTATGATTATAACGGGGACTTGAATTATTTTGTATCTAGAAGTTTAGATGAAAATGCTGAATATAAATATAATGCTCCTCAATGCAATAAGAATGAAATAATAGGATTTGAATATTTTATAAATTGGAATGTTCCGGTTATGTTATGTGAAGGATCCTTTGATGCTATAGCTATAAAAAGAAATGCTGTACCTTTATTTGGTAAAACTATTTCAAAAAAACTCAAAATAAAGTTAATAAACCCCCAAGTTAAAACAGTATACTTAGCTTTAGACAATGATGCTTTAAAAGAAGCTTTAGCCTACTCAAAAGAATTAATTGATTTAGGAAAAGAAGTTTATTTAATCGAGTTAGAAGGTAAAGACCCTTCTAAAATAGGTTTTGAAGCTATGACAAAGCAACTACACAATGCAAAAAAATTAACATTTAAAGATTTATTATTAAAAACATCAAAAATATGATAGAACAAAGATCAGAGGAATGGTTTAACATAAGAAAAGGTAAAATAACCAGTTCAGAAATACATAAAATAATGGGAAAACCTAAAAGTAAATCAGAATTGCTATCTGAAACCGCTAAAACCTACCTACTTACCAACATATCTGAGTTATTAGGAGGAGTAAATAACCAAGCATCAGGGCCCGGACTAGAAAGAGGGACAGAATTAGAGGATGATGTAGTAGAAGTATATGAAAAAATCAGAGGAATTAAGGTAGATAAAGCCTCTTTTATACAAGTAAATGATTATTATGGAGGTTCTCCAGATGGAATAGTAAGCCCAGATGGTTGTATTGAGATAAAAGTACCTATAAACTCTATAAATCATCTAAAACACGGGCTAATATCTTCACCAGAAGACTTTAAAGATGTAGCTACTCCTTATTATTATCAATGCATGTCTCATATGATATGCACAGGAGCAAAATGGTGTGATTTTATAAGTTATGATCCTAGAGTAGAACTAAATCACATGCTATATATTTTTAGATTAGATAGAAATGAGGAGGAAATAACTTACATGAAAGAAAAAATTGATATATCCATAGAATATATGAAAGAATTACAAAATAAACTTAATGAAATTGTAAGTAAATAGTCTAACTATTTATTATATATGTTTACAAGTGAATATTTAGCAAAAAATATAGTAAAAGAAATAGTAAATAACTTTTCTCCTGGTAAATGCTTTTATGTAGGTAAATTTAAACCGCCTAATAAAGGACATTATGATGCTTTAAAATATTTGATATCTAAACCTTACTTACAACAAGTGGAAGTAATAGTAAGTAATAAAACTATAGATAATATTACCGGTGAAGAGTCTGTTGACATATGGAATATGTATATGGAATCAGATCCAACCGTAAAGGTTAAAATAAAGCTCTCAGACGAAGTTTCTCCTGTAGTTGATGTAATACACTACCTAGATGGTAAACCTTCCTCTACGTCAATATATGTGGCTGTAGGAGAAGATGATGATCAAGGGTATTTACAAGCTCTTCAAAACAAATATGGAGCTGAAAGAGTTAAAGAAGTTATTTTTCCTAAAGAAAATGGCATAGTAACCTCTACTCAAGTAAGAAGTATTGGTGATTATGAGACTTTTAAACAGACTATACCTACTGTAGCGTACAATAAAGGAATGGCACCCAAAATATTCAAAATGTTATCTACTAAAAATATAAAAAGTAATCAAAATGGATAACAAAAAATTAGATATACTAAAAGATTTCATAAAGTTCTGTAAAAAAGAGCTTAACATACAATCTCTACCTCCTATAAAACTTATAAAAGATACATCTTTTGTATCTAATAACAGATCTTTTGGCTCTTATAATCCGAGTGAAGGAAATGAGATAAAAGTTTTCATTTTGAATCGTAATTTAGCTGATATCTGCAGAAGTTTAGCTCATGAATTGACTCATCATAGACAAAATGAGTTGAATATGATACAAAAAGGCTCTGGTGATACTGGATCTGACATAGAAGATGAGGCAAATGCAATGGCCGGTATATTAATGAGGGACTATGGGAAGCTAAACTATAGTGTATATGATTTAGACAATCCTAAAAAGCTTTCAGAAGCTAGAGAAACAGATAAATACTATTTTGCATATGGAAGAAATATGCATATAGAAGCTTTTGAAGCCAAATATAGTTCTGCAAAAGCACAAAAATTAGTACTTGCTAAAGGATGGGACTTGACTTTTGATAAAACTTCTATAACAAACAAAAGTAGTGTAGTATCTGATATAGTAGAGGCTCCTAGCCTAAAGGTATTTGGTATATTATACACTATAGGAAACTTAGATTTTCAAGAATTAGACAAACAAGAGGGAGGATACGAAAGAATAGGTATAAGAGTAACTGATTTAGATGGAAATGACTATGAAGCTGTAACTTATACAGTAATAGATAAGAAAAATTTCTTAGATGAAGTCCCTAAAACTACTTATGTGAATGAATTAGTCAAAGGATTAAAAGATGCACAAAAGTTAGGACCTGAAGGAGATAACAAAGTCATAAAATCGCAGTTAAAACTATACGGAAAACACCTATTAGATGTTTATAAACTGTCTAAAACAATTAAATAAAGATTACGGAACATGGATAACAATCTAAAAAAAGAATTTGCACCCAAAGATGTGCAAAGAATGAGAAATTTAATAACAGGTAATGTAGGAGATAAAACTCAACTACAAACTGGTTGGGAAAAGAATCATCAAAGGCATAAAGAAGGAGACATTTGGGAAGAAAATGGAAAAGAATGGACTATAAAGAACGGTTTAAAACAAACTATAACTAAATTAGATTCTCTAAAGAAATTAGTTGTTCTACCTCTATGTTGCCCAAAATGTAACAAGCTAATGCAAATAAATAACATCAATAAAAAGATGTGGGGAATACATAAAATGTGTTTTGATTGTGTTATAGACATGGAAGCTGCAATAAAAAGAGAGGGGAAGTGGGAAGAATACGAATCTAAAATGATGAATGCTAATAAAGACGCACAGTTAATAGATTTAGAAGCAATTTTAGATGAATGGGTTGATCAAAAAGATACTTTTGTATCTGAATCTGGGGAAGTAGAAACTTGGAACGGAGGAGATAAAAAAGAAATATATAAACAAGTTAAAGAACAAATTCAAAAATTAAAAAATACAGATATTTATAAAAAAGAATCATAATTCATACATATGCCATACACCCACGAAAAAGTAGGAGATGAATACGAAGTTTACAAAAACGGTAAAAAAGTAGGCTCCACAGAAGGCACTAAAGAAGCTTTAGCTAAATATTTAGCTGCATTACATATTCATGCAGATGATAAAACCGAAAAAGAATCTAAAACATTAAAAGAAAATGAACAGTTAGTAGTTCAAGATTCACCAGAAGATCCGTATTCTCACCCCAATCCAGCACCCCATCCAGGATGTGAAGATAAAATAGGAGATATTTTTGTAGTGTTAAAACCTAAAGCTGATTCTGAACCTGAAAATATAATTCAAAAAACACATGCTTTTGGTATGGGGCACATTAATCCTATGGGAGTTCATGGAGTTTATGGTGAGAAAGATGAAGCTAATCTAGAAGCTGAAAGTGCTATAAGAGAACACCGTAAAAAATTAAATAAATTAGAAGAGAAAAAAGCACAGGTAGTAAATAAACTAAATAAACATATTTCAAAATTACATAAAGAAGTAAAACATCATTTAGAAGAGGCTATAAAAACTCCTGACATAGCAGAAAGTCATCATTCTCAAGCAAAACTTAAGATGGAAAGGATAAAACACTTAAGTGAGAAACGTAAAATGGTAGAAAATTCTAAAAAACCTTTACCGAAGAAAGCAGAAAAGAAGTAAATGGAACAGTTTATATCTACTTTATTAGCAGCTAGGCAACAAGCTCATATCTTTCACTGGCAAACTTCTTCCTATGCAACTCATAAAGCTTTAAATGAATTTTATGATGAGTTTTTAGAGTTAATAGATTCTTTAGTAGAAACTTATCAAGGTAGATACGGTATAATTAGAGATTATACTAGCCCATCTTCTTTCAAAGAGGATGATCAAGTAGTAAATTATTTTGAAGCTCTTTGCAGATACGTTGAAACTGCAAGAAAAACCATACCTCAAGACTCTTACATACAAAATCAAATAGATGAAATTGTAGCATTAGTTGAAGGAACTAAATATAAACTTAAATTCTTACACTAAGCTATGATTGACAAAGTTAAAGATATAATGAAAATGAAAAAATTAGCAGGAATATCTGTTATTTTGAATGAAGAAGATAGAAGAATTGTTTCTAAAGAAGGAAAAAATTATAAAGATTTTGCAAAAGAAGTAGCTGAAGTACTTAAAGATGAATATGGCTCTCATCTATATAAAAAATTTATAGAAACATTAGTAGCAGAGCTTCAAATAAAAATAAAAATAATAATGAATGAGGATTTGAGAAACTCTAAAGATAATCCTTGTTGGAGAGGTTATCACCCCGTAGGCACAAAAAAAGAGGATGGAAAGACTGTACCTAATTGTGTCCCTATTGATGAAACTGATCAATACTGTACAGAGTGTTTGAAAGAATACATTACAGAACATTGGAATAGGCTTGAGGAAGCAGAGTATCATGGTAGAAAAGTAAGTCTAGGAAAACCTTTTTTAACTCCTGATGGTCCTAAAAAAAGATCAGTATATGTTAAGAATGCTAAAGGAAATGTAATTAAAGTAAACTTTGGTGATCCTAATATGAGAATAAAAAAATCTAGTCCTAAGCATAGAAAAAGTTTTAGAGCTAGACATCATTGTGAAAATCCTGGACCTAGAACCAAAGCAAATTACTGGTCATGCAGGGCTTGGTAATAAAAATACGTATATAATATGATCAAATTAATAGATATTTTAAGAGAAGGAATGGCATCTGATAAACATCCTACAAATAGTAATGAAGAAAATTTTAAAAAATTACTAAATAGATTATCAGATGGTGAAAAAAAACATTATAAATTATTATGGAATAAATCTTCTGATAATAATTAAAAATATAAAATTCTTCTTAGAATAAGAGATTATATAAAAAACAAAAAATAAAAAATATGTTGAAATTAGCCAATTTATTAGAAATAGAAGAAGAATCTCCTGAATTAGAATTTCCTGAAGGGTTTAAACCTGCTAAAGAAGTACCTAAAGGAGGTGCTATGTGCGCTAATTGTGCTAAATGGAACAAAGAAACCCAATTATGTGAAGGAAAATATTATATAAATTGGAATGGAGACGGTAAAATCCCAACCGAACCTACAGAATATGTTTGTATATGGTGGGTACCTATTGACAATAAGAAATAATATTGTATATTTATTTATATAAACCTATAGAAATGATTAAATTAGGAGACGTATTAAAAGAGTGTGATGAATGCCAAAGAATGCAAGGCATAGACTATAATCATGGTCAAAGTCATCAAGCACGTATGGCTAAAGCCGAATTAAGAAGTTTGATATCAAATGCTTCTAAGCTAGAAATGCAAATTCATCCAGAGGATGAACTACCAGGATGGGTAGCTGCTTATGTAACACTAGCTTCTGATTATATTCATTCAGTTGAAGAATTTATGGCTGAACAATCTGCAGAAATGAGTGAGCCTCAACAAGCTCCAACTCCCGGATATGCAGTTTATGAAAATAAAAATAAATATAAAAAATAATATGACTAATAAGGATATAATAAGAAGATTGATATTAAATGAAGTTCAGATGATGGAACCTAAAGTTCAGTCTTTTGAGGATAATCCTATTGGATATCTTTTAGAAAAATATCCTACTTTAGAAAAGACATTAAAAATGTTAATGTCTAATGCATTTAAAGATTATATTACTGGAATTTACATTGTAGCACCTAAACCTACTACTTTTAAAATAGTATTGCATAATAATCAATTCTTTACTTTAACTTTCTTAGAAAAAGCATATGAAGCTACAGTACAGGGAAAAAATTTCTATTTACAAACAATAGGAGAAAAAGAAAGATGTACAAACGCAATAGCAAATCTATTGTCTTTAGGCAATCCTATACAAACTAAAGGACCTGAAGGAGAAGAACAAAATGCAGGAGGAGGTCCTGATCTGAGTGGTGCTACTTCAAGTGCAACAACTTCAACTGCAGGAATTGAAACTGGTACAGAAAATCCTGAAGGAGCTGAAACTGGTACAGAAGCAGGTAATGAGGCTACTTTTGGAACAGAAGAACTTCCTTCGGATGAATCTGAAGAAAATACTCCTGCTTCTTAATCATTAAATAAACTTTAAGATAATCTTGTAATTATCAATAATATTTATTATATTGTTACATATTATTATTTTAAAGTTTATATTTCTATAAATGAAAAAGCAAAACGTACTAAAAACTATTACTACTATTTGTGGTAAAAAAATAACTTACTTAGAAGGTTCTGACGGTATTAGAAAGTTCCATAATCTAGGAGGACCCGCTATTTCATATGATAAGTCAGCAGAAAAAAAAGCTCCTGAGTATTATATTAACGGTATAAAGTATGATAAACAACAATGGCAATCTATAGTATCTCAATATAAGCCTTCCTCTAAGAAAAATACCTTAAAATTAGAATCCTAATTTATACTATTTATTAATATATAATTTTATATATATAATATGATGCATTCTTTAAAAAATTTAATGTTTGAAGATTTTGTTTATGAGGATTTAGAAGAGGATTCTCAAAAAGAATCATTAGATAAAAAAATACAATATTTAGATAATTTAATATTCCAAAAAAATAAATTACTTATGCAATATAAAGCAGGTATTTTATCTATAGAGGATTATAAAAAACAAATTGGAGATATTCCTCAACAGATTAAAACACTTAGAGTAAAATTAGGAATAAATCCTAATAAACAAGAGAAAGATAATTAAGTACATGACTAATAGTGCACCAAATATAAGTGAAAAAATAAAAGAAGAGTTACTTAGGTGTAAATCAGATCCTGTTTATTGGATGAAGAAGTATTATACTATTCAACACCCAACTAAAGGGAGAATGTCTTTTAATTTATACCCTTTTCAAGAAAAAGTACTACATATATTTCAAAGATTTGATTACAACATAATAAACAAGTCTAGGCAGTTAGGTATTTCTACTTTAGTATCAGCATTTTCCTTATGGATGATGCTATTTGAACAAGATAAAAACATACTTGTATTAGCTACAACACAGGCTACTGCTAAAAACATGGTAACTAAAGTAAGATTTGCTTATGATAATTTACCTGGATGGATGAAACTACCTGTTATAGAACATAACAGACTTAGTTTAAGACTAAAAAATGGTTCTCAAATAAAGGCAGTATCAGCAGCAACGGATTCAGCTCGTTCAGAAGCAGTATCTTTGCTTGTAATGGACGAATGTGTTTCAGGAGATACTAAAATTAAAGTAAGAAATAAATCAACAGGAGAGATAAAAGAAGTTGCTATAGAAGATTTAATTAATAATAATGAATATAAATAAATTCTAAAAAAAATAAAATTAAAGAAATAGCTGCTAAGGAATGGGCAGTCAATAATGGTTATGCCTATAAAATAATATCAGATGAATGGTTTTTAGAAAATGTTCATAAAGTTGATTTTGAAAAAAATCCACAATTAATTAAACCTATGAAACAATTTTTTAACATTGAGCACAATTAAAAAAATAGAAAATTGGGAAGTTTTAACTCCTTTGGGGTGGAGCAATTTTTCAGGTATTAAAAGCTTGGATAAAGATTCTTATTATTATTTTATTTTATCGGATGGAAATTCTATAAAATGTTCCGAGAATCATAAATTAAAAATGAAAAATGAAAGTTTTTTATATGCTAAAGATATAGTAGAGGGTGATGTTCTATATACCGAAGAAATTGTATTATGTAAAAATTTTATAGAGGAAAATATAAAGCTTTATGATTTACTAGATGTGGAATTCGATAATGAGTATTATTCTAATGGAATAGTAAGTCATAATTGTGCCTTCATAGATAATGTTGAACAAATATTTACTGCAGCACAACAGACTCTAGCAACAGGTGGTAGATGTATAGCTCTTTCAACTCCTAATGGTGTTGGAAATTGGTTTCATAAAGAATTTACCAGAGCTCAAAACGGAGAAAATAAATTCACTCCTATATCTCTTCCTTGGACAGTACATCCTGAAAGGGATCAAACTTGGAGAGAAGAACAAACCCAACAATTAGGAGCTAGAAACGCAGCTCAAGAATGTGATTGTTCATTTGCTACATCAGGAGAAACGGTAATTGAGCCAGAAACTTTAAAATATTATGATACTTTAATTGAAGACCCTATAGAAAAAAGAGATGTGGGAGGAGTTTACTGGTTGTGGGATTATCCTGATCCTTTAAAATCATATATGGTTATTGCGGATGTGGCTAGAGGGGATGGAAAAGACTTCTCTACTTTTCACGTATTTGATATAGAAAAATTAGAACAAGTAGCAGAGTATAAAGATCAACTTCCCACTAAAGATTTTGCTAGAAAGTTAATATCAGTAGCCACTGAATGGAATTTTGCATTGTTAATAATAGAAAATGCTAGTATAGGATGGGATGTAGTAACTACAGTTCAAGAAAATGGATACCACAATTTATATTACTCTCCTAAATCAGAAATGGTAGGTACTCAAATAGATTTGTACGTTACTAAATTTGATAGTGGAGAAGGAATGACTCCTGGATTCAGTATGAATCAAAGAACTAGGCCTTTAGTTATAGAAAAAGGTAGATCTTTTATAGAGGAAAAAAGCGTAATTATAAAATCTCAAAGAACTTTAGATGAGCTGAGAGTATTTGTTTGGAAAAATGGAAAACCACAGGCTATGCAAGGGTATAATGATGATTTGGTAATTCCTTTATTCACGGGTTTATTCTTAAGAGATACAGCTCTAAGATTTAGACAAAAAGCTTATGATTTAACTTACGCAAGTTTAAATAGCTACCATAAAACAACAAGCGGATTTGAAGTTTATTCTACAAAACCTAATATGCAACAAAATCCCTGGTTAATGCCTACAAAAAATAATGAGTTTCAAGACATTACTTGGTTATTATAATTTATAAAATATAAAATGGCAGAACAGCAAATACAAAGAAATTTATTTACTAGTTTAAAAAGATTATTTTCTACTGATGTAATAATCAGGAATGATGGAGGTACTTTAAAAACAGTAGATGTAGAACGGATACAAGTAGACGGTGTATTACAAACTAATGCTCTAATAGACCGCTTTAACAGAGTGTATACTACTTCAACTAGCTACGGAGTAAACTTAAATTTAGCTCAAAATTATCAAAGCACTAGGGTTCAAATATATGCTGATTATGAAGCAATGGATACAGATCCCATTATAGCTTCTGCACTCGATATAATAGCTGATGAATGCTTAGGAGCAGATACTATTATACCTTTATTAGATGGTAGAAGAGTTACTATAAAAGAATTATATGATTCCAAAGAAACTAATTTTTGGTTATACGGGTTAGATGATGATAATACTTTTAAACCAATTCAAGCGGATAAAGTTGCCTATAACGGTGAAAAAGAAGTATATAAAATTACTTTAGATGATGGAACTGAAATTGAAGCCACTTCAAATCACATATGGATTGATTATAAAGGAGATCAAATATTTACTGATCAATTAATATCAGGTTCTAGTATACTTACATTAAGAGAATTGCATTCTATTTATTACATTTCTTATCCTAGTAAAGTAATATCAGTAGAAAGTGTGGGTAAAAAACCTGTTTATGATATAGTAAATGCTGGAGATAATCACATATTTGCTATAGAAACAAAAGATGGATCAAAATTATATACTCATAATTGTACACTTAAAAATGCTCAAGGAGATGTTCTTCAAATAGTTACTGCAGATAAGAATATACAAACTATATTAAGAAGTCTTTTTTATGATGTTTTAAACATAGAATTTAATCTCTGGTTTTGGATTAGAAATATGTGTATACAGGAAGACACTATGATTCCTTTATTAGATGGAACTGAAATAAAGATAAAAGATTTAGCGGAACGTAAAAAAAATAACCCTGAAGAAGATATATGGGTATATTCAGTACAAGAGGGAACCAATAAATTAGTGCCAGGAAAAGTAACTTGGTGTGATATCACCAGAGAAAATACAGATATAGTGAGAATCACTTTAGATGATAATACTTATGTAGATACAACTCCAGATCATAAATTTATAATGAGAGATGGTACTAAAAAGCAAGCTATAGACTTAAAAGAGGGAGATAGTTTAATGCCTTATAGTACAGAAATGTGTAAAGTAGTTTCAGTAACTATCTTACCCAATAAGGCAAACACTTATTGCATGGAAGTTGAAGGACCTAATAATGAACAAGATAGGCATAATTTTGCTATATGCAGTAATAATGAGGATGGTACTTATAGTAGAAATGGAGTGTTTGTTTCAAACTGTAAATATGGTGATTTTTTCTTAAAGCTTGAGATTGCAGAGAAATATGGTATATATAATGTAATCCCTTTTTCAGCCTATAACATAGTCAGATTGGAAGGTACCAATCCTGACAACCCTTCTGAAGTAATTTATAAATATGATCCAACAGCTGCCTTAGGTGCCACAGCAGGTTATTCAACTTCTTACCAAAATACAGATTTAGGTATTACTTTTTATAATTATGAAATGGCCCATTTAAGATTAATTGGGGATATAAATTTCTTACCTTACGGTAGATCTTATATAGAGGCTAGTAGAAAATTATACAAACAATATGTTTTAATGGAAGATGCTATGTTGATTCACAGAATTACTAGAGCACCTGAAAGAAGAGTATTTTATGTAAATGTTGGAGCAATCCCTCCTGGAGAAGTAGAAAATTATATGCAGAGAATGATTTCTAAAATGAAAAAAATCCCTCTCGTAGATTCTACTACAGGCCAATATAATTTAAATTATAATGTTCAGAATATGTTGGAAGATTTCTTCATACCAGTAAGAGGAAATGATACTTCAACAAAAATAGATACTGCAAAAGGATTAGAGTATAATGGTATAGAAGATATAAACTATCTTTTAAATAAGTTATTTGCTTCATTAAAAATTCCTAAAGCATTTTTAGGATATGAAAAAGACTTATCTGGAAAATGTATCGCACCTGATACAAAAATAAAATTATTAGATGGTACTATTAGAACTATTAAAGAAATAGCAGAATATTATGAAACAGATTATTCCGAACCTTTATGGACATATTCTTATGATTTTGTAGAAAATAGAGTAATACCTGGAAAAATAGTTTTGGCAGAAAAGACCAGATTAAATGCTCAGGTTGTTAGGGTACACATAGATAATGATACTTATATTGATTCTACTCCAGATCACGGATTTATATTAAAAGACGGAACTAAAGTAGAGGCTAAGGATTTGAAAGAAGGAGATAGTTTAAGAACTATTATAACTAGAAATTCCCCAATAAAAGGAGTTAAAAGTAGTGAATACCAACAAGTATATCAACCCAAAGATAAAAATTGGGAGTTTACTCATAAAATGGTAGATTCTTACTTTAATGGAGTTATAGAGAATAACGGAAGATTGCCTGATGGATCTTTTAGTAAAAAAGATTTGATCGTTATTCACCATAAAGATTTTAATAGATTTAATAATAGTCCACAAAATTTAGATAGGATGGGGTGGGAAAACCACATAAATCTACATAAAGATTTATCTCAATATACCATACATTCTGAAGAATCAAAGAGAAAAAGTAAAGAAACTAAACAAACAGAGGAATATAAATTATCAGCTTCGCAGAGAAGAAAGAAACAACTTGAAAATAACCCAGAGTTAAAAAGTATATTGAAAAATTCTTGGGCAAATAAAACTTATGAAGAGAGGTCCAATATTGTTAAAAAAGGATATTTGAATCCCGAAAGATCGGAAATTACCTCTATTTTAAATAAAAAGAGAAATTCTCATATTCCCCTATTGGATGGATATAAAAAATCTTTTCCTGATGGTAGATATGACATGTTAGGTACTAAAAATATTAATTGGAGAGATAGACCTAATTTTAGTAACATAGTTGAAACTTTAAAAAATAATAAAAATAAAATATTAAAATTTAAAGATTTATGTGACATACTAAATTATACTCCATATATAATAAGAGAAATAATTCAAGAAAATGGTTATACTGTAAATCAATTATTGAATGAGAATTTAGGGTTTATAAAAGGAAGACCTAAAGACTTATCCTTTGATTTTATCAAAAATAAAGCTAATGGAAGTAAAGATATAAATTCTTTTTATAATGAGATTGGATTAACAAAAAAACAATTAAAAAATATTTTAAATAAAGAAAATATAACTTTAGAATATTTTTTAAATGAAGAAATAGGAATTTGTTTTAATCATAAAGTTGTTAGAGTAGAGTGGTTAGAAAATAAAACTGATACCTATAACATGGAAGTTTATGATAAAAACGAAAATCATAACTATCTAACAGATACTCAAGTAGTTATAAAAAACTCAACGTTAGCTCAAGAAGATGTAAGATTTGCTAGAACAATAGAAAGGTTACAAAGAATTGTACTAGGAGAATTAACCAAAATAGCATTAGTACATTTATATGCAATAGGATATACTGATGAATCTTTGACTAATTTTGAATTAGATTTAACCATTCCTTCTATAGTATATGAACAAGAAAGAGTTGCTCTGATGAAAGAAAAAATGGATTTAGCAGCTCAAATGATAGATACCAACTTACTTCCTACGGATTGGATATACGATAAATTATTCCATTTCTCAGAAGAAGAATTTGATGAATACAGAGGTTTGATTGTAGAAGATAAAAAGAGAACATTTAGACTTAAACAAATTGAAGAAGAAGGAAATGATCCTGCAGAAACAGGAGAAGCTTACGGTACTCCTCACCAAATAGCTTCCATGTATGGTGGATACGGTAACACTAATTTAGCTGCAGCAGATACTCCTCAAGGATATAATGAAATAGATCCTAATGAACCTGTGAGATTACCTGGAAGACCTCAAGATAAAGTATCTGTAATAAATACTCAAGATGATCCATTAGGTCAAGATAGAATGGGAGCATATGATATGAAATCAAAACCCAATGATTCTAAACCTGATAATAGTTTAAAAACTAAATATAAAGGAGGATCTCCATTAGCACTTAAAGAAAATCCCGTTCCTTCAGTAACTCAAACTACTTATTTAAAGAATAAAAAATCCTTAGAAAGTTTACATAAAAAGATTTCTTTATATAAAGAACCTGAATTATTAAATGAAAATAATATAAAACGTGATTTATCAGAATAATTAAATATTTATATATAACAATATTATAGGCTGTGATCTTCTAAGGACAGTAAAAAGAAAATAATGATAAAACATTCTAAGTATAAAAATACAGGAATACTATTTGAACTTTTGGTTAGACAAGCTACATCAGATTTGATGTCCAATAAAGATTCAAAAGCAATTAAGATATTTAAAAGATATTTTAATGATACTGAATTAGGCAAAGAACTTAATTTGTATAATATTATATTAAATTCAGAAAAGTTAAATGAAACTAAAGCTAATATTTTAATTACAACTGTATTAGAAGAAGCTAAAAAGTTAGACAGGAAAACTATAGACAAACAAAAATACAGTCTAATAAAGGAGATTAAAAAAAATTACGATTTAGATAATTTCTTTAAGGCAAAAATAGATACTTATAAGTTTTATGCTTCAGTTTACACTTTGATTGAATCACAATTAGAAGGCAATATTCAAAATACAAATCAAATAATAGCAAATAAATTAAATTTATTAGAGCACGTAACAAAAGAAACTCTTACTGAAAGAAAAGTAGCTTCTAAAGTAGTAGAAGAATTTTTAAAAGAAGATAAAGAAATAAGATTGCTAGCTTATAAAATATTAGTAGAGAAGTTTAATGATAAGTACAATAATTTATCACTAAGACAAAAAAATCTATTAAAAGAATACATAAATAATATATCAGATACTAAACAGTTAAAATCTTATTTAAATACTCAATTAGAAAAAGTAAAAAAAGAATTAACTACTTTAAAAGAAAAAGTTGAAGATAAAGTGGTTAAAATAAAATTAAATGAAGTTTTAACTTTTATAAAACCTTTAGGATCTAACGAATCAATAAAAGATGAGGTATTGGTAGGACTTATGCAATATTATGCTTTAATTGATGAATTAAAAAATATAAATAATGTACAATAATCAATTTGCAACTCAATTTCTAAGAGAAGAATCTGAAGACTCTAATAAAGATGATGCTAAATTAAAAGCGGAGTTAGTTAAAGCTGGAACTAAGGAAGAAGTAGCTGATAATTTGATAGAAGGAATCAAAAGTGGTAAAATAACAAAAGAAGATGCTTTTAGATTTATAGAGGATCAAAAGACACTTGAAAAAAATCTTGAAGAAGAGCCTGTTGTAAAAGAATTAGAGGAAATGTCTGCTACTGGGGGTGGTGTGACAGCAGGAGGAGCTACTTTTACTCCTGGGCCCGGTGAACAGTATGCATCTCCTAGAGCTTTTGGAAAAGTAAAAAGGAAAGTAAAAAGAAAGTATCAAGAAGATATTGAATACGAAGCAGCACTTAAAGATGCATTATTAGAGCATAGATTTTATTCTCGATTTAAAAATGAAATATCTGTAAGACCTCAATCTGAACAAATACATCAAGCAACTAAAATAATAGAAAAAAAATTAAGGGAAGTCACTAAATTACTAGAGTTTACCTCTGAAATAAAAAAGGGTATTTTAGAATCTAATGATAAATTTGAATATAAGAAACATACTAAAGCTATGGTAGAAAAAATACATTCTTCCATATTAGAAATGTATTCTAAACTAAAAGAACTTAAATAAGTATCATATACATATATTTATTATTAACTATGAAAAACATAACAGCACAATACCGTGATTTACTAGAAGGGAAAATGTCTCAAGCTAACTTCTTAACAAATGTAAGAAGGGATTTTCCTCATTTAGTAACTAACATTAATAGTTTTCAAGATACAGTAAAGATACTTAAAAGTAAAAGAATACTATCTGAAGTAGAAATAAAAAATCCAAATAATGAAACTCCTAAAGAAATAGGATTTGATCACGTTAATTACTATCAATTAACTAAAGGAACTAATTACGAATTAGAACAAATGGATGTTATTTCAGATGAAAATTATGTAGAAGCTAGAAATAAAGCTTTAGATAATATAAAAAAGGATCCTGATGCATATAGGGAACTTATAGTACATAATTTAAAAGACATAAAAAAAAGAGATAAAAATCTACAGATGGTTCCTGTAGGAAAAAATAACCTAGTAGATAAACCCAATGCTATGAAAGCAACTCAAAAAGCTGCTAAAGCAAATACTCAAACTACTTTAGGTAAACAAGAATCTGCAAAGAAAGGAGGTATTAAAAAAGTTAAGCATATGACTATGTCCCCTAAAAAATCTAAAGGAGTAGAATATTTTGAAACTCCTGGAAAAGAAAAAGTCATTGCATTAAAAGAACATCTTCTTAAAGAATTTGATGAATCTACAAAAAAAACAGAGAATCTAACTATTGGACAAAGAGTAATGAAAAATGATGGTTCAAAAGTAGGAATTATAACTGATTTAGATACTGGTACCTTAACTGCTACAGTAAAGTGGGATGACGGTAAAATAGAACATGTTCAAACTAATGTATTAACAGGAAAAGATGTTCCAGAAAAACCTGTAGAAGAAAAAAGATTCAACCCAAAAGAAGCAGTAGATAAATTAAAAGAATTAAAAGAAAAGATACTACGTAGAATAAAAGAAGATGTTATAGTTACAGGTAAAGATGGAAAAAAAAACTATATTCCTGGGGACTCTGGACAAGACCAGCAAATAACATCTAATAATCCTGATGCAGAAATAGTTAAAAAATCTTAAAAAATGTCTAATAAACAACTATTAATAGAATACTCTTTATTTACTCCTAATACTACACAATTAAGAGAATCAAAACTTAATAGTAGACAACCTTTTTTAGTATCTGGTAAAATACAAGCTGCAGATAAGCCTAATGCTAACAAACGTATTTATGATTATGATACTCTAAAAAAACAAGTTTCTTTATATGAGCAAGGTCCCATAGCTGAAAAAAGAGCATTAGGAGAATTAGATCACCCGGAATGCCACCGTCCTTCTGCTCAAATAATGACTAAAGATGGTTGGAAATATATAAAAGATGTAGTAGTTGGAGAAAAAGTAATGACTCTAAATACTAAGTCTGGAAATTGCGAATGGAATGAAGTTACCCGAGTAATAAACCAGGATTATAGAGGTAAAATGATCAGTATTAAGGGTAAAAATATAGATACTCTGGTTACTCCTAATCATAAATTTATAATTAATGATAGATTTGGTAATTTTAAAGAAGCTTTAGCACAAGAAATAGTAGATGGAACCGTAGGAACTCATCATACAATACCCCTGGTATCTAAAGGTACAAGCAATGAAGACTATGAAAGTGTATTTATTTTACCAGGATATAGTCATACAAAAATATCAAAAGAAAAAAGACTTAAATTTGAATCTCCTCTTACATTGGATACAGAATCTTGGTTTTGTTTCTTAGGATTTTATTTAGCTGAAGGACATTGCTCTGGAGAAGAAGCTTCTGGGGTATTTATATCTCAAAATGAAGGGGAAAAAGCGGAAGAATTCAGAAAAGTATTAAGAGGACTATCACCTGACCTGGAGTGGAAAGAGAGAATAAGGGAAAATTCTAAAGGAATTGTATTTTATTGCTATGATAAAAGGCTTTGGAGTTATTTAGATAAATTAGGAGATAAATATACTAAATATATACCGGAAGAGATAAAAGAAGCTCCTGCATATTTACTGGAAAAATTATTTGACTGGTTCTCAATAGGAGATGGTACTACGGTTATCTATAGAGGATATAAAAGGCAATCTGTTTTTACAGTATCTAAAAGACTGGTAGAAGATTTAAACGAAATACTTGTAAAAATAGGTCGACACGGTGTAATAAAGGAACAGGTATCTAAAAAAGACTATATTTTTGCTGGAAGATTAATTAAGTGCGATGATAAGTCTACTTTATATAGATTGTGGATTAAAAGATCTAGTAATGTACATCTAGATAAAAGATTTATAGAAGTAAAAGAAGTAGATTATGATTCTACAGTTCATTGCGTAACTGTTGAAAACGGTAATTTTTACTGCAGAGACAATGGAAAACCATATTGGTCTGGTAATAGTAGTGTAATAAATTTAAAAAATGTTTGCCACAATATCACCAGAGTATGGTGGGAAGGTAAAGATTTATATGGTGAATTTGAAATATTAAATACTCCCTCTGGAAATATATTAAAAGAATTATTTTTTGCTGGTATAAAAGTAGGAGTATCTTCTAGAGCTATGGGATCTGTAACTCCAATAGGAGAAGGATTAGTACAAGTAGGAGAAGACCTAGAGTTACTATGTTTTGACTTTGTAAGTACTCCTTCAACCTATGGTGCTTACGTATCTCCTGTAGGAGGATTAAATGAATCTTATCAATATATAGCTCCTGCAAATACAAAATACAATAAAGTTAATTCCATTATATCAGATTTAATATGTAGTCAATCTGGTATTTGTTGCATAAGATAAATTTTTTTTTAAAATAATTTACTTTTTCTCAAAAGTACTACTATTTATTAACGTATACTATCCCAATATAGTATCTGATTAATATACAAAAATCTCATATTGCTACTATTTAATAAGCAATAACAATCAAATCAATTTTTTAAATAAAAATGGAAAACAATCAAGAACTGTTTAAACAGGCCATTTTAGACGCTAGAGCTCTTAGAGACACTGCACTTGTGCAAGCAAAAACTGCATTAGCCGAACATTTTGAGCCTACAATTAAAAGCATGATGAGAAAACAACTCTCTGAAGACATGGAACAAGAAGGAACTTATGATGAACATTACGGTTTAGGTGATGGAGCATCTGATCACGGTCCTAATTTGGATGAAGAGGAAATCAATATTGATGAACTTTTAGCTGAATTGGATGAAATGACTGCAGATTTAGAAGAAAATGCTCATGTAAAAGAGGATGGAATGGAGCCTTTTAAAGAAACTTCAGGAAATACAGACGTATTTGAAAGATTTAAAGTATCTCATGGTGATGGTGAACTTCATGAAGGTGAAGATACAGAATCTGATGATAAAGATGACACTGAAAAACCTAAAGAAGATGATGACACTGAAGGAGGTGATTATGATATGGAGGATGACGGTACTGAAGGAGAAGAAGGCGAACCTGAAGATTCTGAAGAATTAGTAGATATTACCGTAGGAGAACTTAAAGATATCATTCGTGACGTATTTTCTCAAATGCAACATGATGAGCCTGATGGTGATGAACTTCCTGGTGATGATGAAGAACATTATGATGATGATAATGAAATTCCTGATTTAGGTGGTGATGAACCTGAAGAAGACATGGATGAAATTTCATTAGAAGAAATCCTTGCTGAACTGGAATTAGAAGAAGCTCAAATGAACGAAGAAGAGCATGATAGAGTTCCGGGTGGATCAGGTGGAATGGAACCTAACCCTGAAAATTCTCATGAAGTTTATTATGAACAAATGAAAAAAGAACTTAATGAAGCAATTAAGACTATTAAGATTATGAAAAAAGAACTTAATGAGACTAATTTGTTTAATGCTAAGCTTCTTTATGTAAACAAAA